CTACTACCCGAGCCTGGACGATGACGCTTGGCCGGCGTTCCTGCACCTGCGCGCGCTGCACGACCTGAACGAGAGGCTCAAGAAGAGAGCGGCCTGATCCACCCTCGAGTCTGGCGATACCCACTTCGGAGCCCGGCCCCGTCCAGACAGCCGGTACCCTACTATGACGCTACACACACACGCCGGCCCGCTGCCTACGCACCAGTATGTCTGGGTCGAGCCAAACGCGATCGGCGACCACGGCTGGCTGCGGGCGGTCTGGTTTGGGCTCACGAGCTTCCCCGGCCGCGCCTTCGGGTGCCATGTGCTGCTTGAGTGCGGCGCGGTCTACCGCAACGTGCCGCTGCACCAGCTCGCGTCTCGCAATGAAGTCGACGAGCCGTGGACGCCGGCACAGGCCGCGACCTGGGACTGCTACGGGTACCAGTTCTCTACCATCGAATACCCGTTCCTGCAGAGCATGAACTGCCGCGCGCGCTTGCAGGACAAGTCGGAGCGCCGCGGGATGTACCTTTTTACCGTGGCCCCGGTCGGCGATGCCTTCAGCGCAGCCCCAGAGCAGAGCAAGGAGTTCTATTTCCTGCAGCTCGAGAACGGCCGGTTTACGGCGCAGCCGACCAACCATTTGCTCATCGAGGATCGCTCTTTCACGGCTGCGCTGGAGTGGCCGAAGTTCTTGCGCCGGCAGAATGAGTGGCACAGCGCGGAGGACCAAGAGTGAGCCTGCAGGATCGCGGCCTGCGCCCTATCGCAGAGCTCGCCGCCGACCGCCCGCACGGACATCGGCTGCGGTACCTCGGCGGGTGCAAGTGCTTTCACTGCCGGCGCGCGAACAGCGACTACGAGCGCGAGCGCCAGGCGGCCCGGGCCGCGGGCGACTGGAACGGCATCGTCGACGCTGCTTCGGCGCGGCGTCACATCCTCGCGCTCTCCCGAATGGGCGTCGGTCGCCGGATGGTGGCCGCGGCCTCGGACGTTGCAGAGTCGGTCATCGCCGACATCCGCACCAAGCGAAAGCTGCGCATCCGAGCGCGAACCGAGCGCCGGATCTTGGCGGTGACGCCTGCCTATCGCGGCGATGCCGCGCTGGTCCCGGCCAAGCGCACTTGGGAGCGGATCGAGTGGCTGCTCGATGAGGGCTTCACGAAGTCACGCATCGCGCTCGAGCTCGGCAGGAAGACGCGGGCGCTGCAGCTGAATCGGGAATGGGTGACGGCGCGGAACGCCGCTGCCGTCGAGGCGTTAGTGAGGAGGTACCAGGCATGACCATCGAACTCGACGACTGGGACCGCGACTGGCTCGCGCGCGCGCACTCGGAGTCCGAGTACCGGGCGAAGTGTAAGGAACTGATGGAGCGCTGCGCCGAATACGGCGCCGAGCTCGAGCGGCTGCGCGGGCAGCGTGCCGGGTGCGGGTATCCTAACTGCATGGTGGATGGCCGCTGCGCCCGAATGTGGGCGGGCGAGTGTTCTGGGCCAAAGGAGGTAAAGCCGTGAGCGACAACATCACCCTGCCCCGCGCCGTCGTTAAGCGGGTGCGCTCAGAGTTGTATTTCCTGGTCTGCTTCGCCGACACAGACTGCGGCGATTCGGATTGTGATGAGTGTGAACCGCTGCGCCCAATCCGGGCTGCGATAACCGTGCTTGACGCCGCGCTCGCGGAGAGAGGGGAAGATGGAAAAACCGCCTGACTTTGACGCCTTCTTTCGGCTGCTGCGCGACGCGATCATCGCGGCGATCGGCATCCTGCTGTTCTGCGCGCTTCTTGTGGAGGTGATGACATGAGCGACCCCATTAACCCGGCACACTACAGGGCCGGCGAGATCGAGTGCATCGACGCCATCGAGGCGCAGCTCTCGCCGACGGAGTTTCGCGGGTACTTACGCGGCCAAGTGGCAAAATATAACTGGCGACTGGGGCTGAAGGATTCCGTGGAGCAGGACGCCAAGAAGATGCTCTGGTACGCCTCGATGCTGGCCGGCGTGGACCCGAGGGAGCGCTAGACCGCCTCGCCCCGGAACCACGCCTTGCCGCCCTCGACCACACAGAGCTCGGGCGGCAGCATTCGCTTTTCGCGAAACGTGAGCACGGCAAAGCCTGACGCCCAGTTGACCGGCCCCGCCTCGACATAGGTGAACTGCGGGCCGGTGATGTCGGCCATCGTGCCGGTGTCCACGCCGTAGCGCCTGCCTCGGTAGTCGCCCCACGGCGTGACCTTGAGCTGGTGGAGGTGGCCGTGGACGTAGCTCACGCCGCTTTTCAGGGCGCTGTTGTAGGCCGCGTGGATGCCGCCATTGACCGGGCGATGCCGGACGCAGACCCAGCCGTCCGTCTTGGCGTTCAAGTGCAGCGCCCAGCCGGCGCGCCATGACGGCAGGAAGTCGAGCAGCGTCGTGCCAGGCATCCCCTCAACCTCAGCGACCCGGCCGGAGAGGTAGTTCTCAAACCGCGCGTCGTGGTTGCCGATTGTGCGCACCAGCTTGGCCGAGCCTGCCGCTCGGGCGATCTCAGCGCAGCGATCTTGGACGGTATGGATCTCGTCCTTGAGCTGCGGCTGCTGCTCCCACATGATCCGCGGGTGGCGGCTGATGCGAGCGCCGTCCAAGATGTCGCCGTTGAGGATGACCATCTCGGGCTTTAGCGTCTTGGTGAGCCGACAGAATGCCTCGTGCGCGACGGTGACGACGCCGGGCCAGTAGTGGCAATCACTCGCCACCAGCACCACGCCATCCTCGATGGTGTCGTGCATTTCGCCCTCGTACTTAACCGCCCGCTCGGCGGCGAGCTTGCTGGCGCGGAAGGCGGCGCCCGACGGGCCTCGCGTGTTCTCGGTACAGGCCCTGCTGTTTTCAGATTCGAGCACGATGCCGTGCTTCGTCTCGAGCGATCGGCGGCGCGTGAACACCTGCCGCACCGAAAGGTTCAGCGCCCTTGCCACATCTGCGGGTCGTTTTAGGCGCTGCCAAGCGGCGATAAAGTCCTGGTCAGATGCGGTCAGCATTTTTTGTTTTCGCAGTCAAATGTACTCAGGCTCTGTTGGAGCAGGCTCGCCATGGTGTCCACGAATACCTCGTCGTCATTGAGCGGGTGGTTCATTTCTGAAAGCATGGCATGAGCCCACTCGTGGCAGAAGGCTTGCTGCAGCTCGGTGTCGCCCAGATCGCCGCGCACATCGATGCGGTGACAGGCAGGGTCGTACATCCCGACGGTATCCATCGAGTGCGGCCACCGGGTGCGCGGGATGATCCGCACCGTGACCTCGTGGCCGTGCAGCTGGAACCGACGCGGGATCTGCAGCCGGGCGTGGCGGTCAGTCTTCCGACGAGAGGAGTCCTGCTGCTGGGGCATAGGTTGCGATCCCTCAGGTGCCACGCGACATCATTGCACGCCTGGCGAGCGGCGACTGTATACCACGCATCAGGTACTGTTGGATAGCCCGGCTCTATTAGAGCCGGGCCTTGCCATTGTAACGTTTCACGTCTGTCGTCATTCGCCTTGACCTAAAAGGCCGCTTCTTGGTGTCGCATATATAGACCCTCTGGCTGACTCTCGCAGAGAATCGCTAAATGTTGTGACATTTTTAGGGTCTGCTTTCTGCATTAAAAGGGCCGCAAGTTTTGGGTCAATCATCGCTTGGACCAGAAGCTCCTGAGCCTTTTCTTCTGGCACATTTGTCAGCCATTCGAGCGGCTTTATCAACGTACGAAGGGCCGCAGAATTAGATGCCTGTCCACCAAGAGTCCGGCCAATCAAGTTTGCCATCGTGATGTTCTTTATGGTTCCAGACGTTGGCGGCCTTGCGCCAGGCGCAGAAGGAGCCGAGCCCTGCTGCAAATCCAGAAGGATGTTATTTAGCCTTTTTTGTTGCACGCTGGTGAGCGTGTCATTTATTTCGCTTTGCCGAGACCTTATGATTCTAGTCATGGCCGGAGCAGATAGCATAAACCTGCCAGACTCAATGTCTGCTGTGGTTCCTATGCTGCGCTGCTGAATATCCTGCAACAATCCGATGCGCTCCTGGCGCCTGCTGGATTCTGCGAAGTTTTCAAGATAACTTTGCCACGATTTATTTCCGCCAGCAGCCGAATCCAGGATATCGTCGATTGCGCGGATTATGTCCTCTGCTACAGGTGCCCCGCTCTTAAATACGCGAGTCTGTTCTTCAGTTGTAGAGGCAAGGGTTTTTTCACGCAAATCCTTGCGAATTTCGTAAAGCCTTTTGAAGAAGTTTCCTTCAACATCCTTGCCTAAAATCTCATCATTCAGCCTTCCACGGGTCCAATTAATGACCGCGCCGGCGCCTTCTCCAGCGCCCCTTTCGCTAGAGTTGATTTTTTTAAGCACATTATCTATCGAAAGGGCAATCCCTCTCTGGGCTAATTCTGGAGATATGTTTGCGTCCATTGATGCAAAGGCCTGCTCGCGCATCGGCCTCGTCATTTCGCTGCGGATATCCTGCATCTTTTTGATGACTGCATCTCGCTCCGCAGGGTCAGATGTGCGCGCAAGTCTGTCCATCTCTTGACGAAGCACCCTCGCATTAGCAAGCCTCTGCGCGGCGATAAGGTTGGTCATGTCAGCGCTAGACCGTACGCCGGTCTCAAACCCTGCCAGTCCGATATCTCTAGCAGAGTCAGCTGTCAAAGGCTGAACCCCTGGGACATTCGCTCTGGACCTTTGAAGATTCAATATTGCTTGATCAGGGTTGGTCGCCATGTTTCTTAAAAGCGAGCCGACGCTGATATCTCTGCCTGGGGCAGTAAACGGCTGGGAGGCGGTTGACCCTGCGGCACTTGACACGCCAGTAGTAGATCCGCCCAAAACAGTGCCCAAAATAGAGCCGCCGGTTCTGAATGCGGCGGATCTTTTTTGGTCTGCGTCATCTCCCGCCGCTAATACGCCAATGTCCCCGCCGAGCTCTCCGCCAAGTGATGCCCCTGTCTGCGACACCGGGGCAGTCCCAAGCTCTGAGGTTGCGACCCTAGAGCGCTCTACAGGGGCCATCACATTTGGCCTCAAGAGATCTCCAGAAACGGAAGGCGCAGAAACAGCCCTTGGAAGCAATCTTGAGGCAAGAGTAGCCACCCCGGCTCCGCCAAGGGCGGCAATTCCGGTGGTTCCATATCTAACAGCTGTTTTCTCCGCCTCAGTTTCTGGCTTTGGCTTACCTAGCAAATCCGCCAGGCTTTCGCCTGCATATCTAACGCTAGACGAAAAAGGGGTCAGGCGGCTCCCCGTGTATGGTTCGCCGCCGAAAGCTTGCGTCAGTAGGCTAGGAGCGGCTCCGAACAAAACGTCGCCAGCAAAGGCGGGAATCCCGAAAACTCCCTGTGTGATGCCCTCTATTGCAGTGCGTTGAGCGAGACCGACTTTTCGCTCTTCCTTCTGCCTTGGGGACATCTGAATGGCATCTGGCCCTTCCCCTGCGCCAGCCAGAGGTGCGTTTCTCCAATCCATTTTTTTTTCGCTCATTTAGATTACCTCGGCTTTACTTTCAACTTGCCGGTGGTGGAATCTTCAAACAAGGTTCCCGGCGCCAGCCTGTCAAACTCTTGCTGATTACTGACTTTGGGCGCAATGGCCCAAGCGAGAGGATTCTCTGCCACCGCTTTTGGGTTTACACCGTAACCTGCAGCCAGGTTGCCATATCTGTCTACGATTCGCTGTGCGTTTCTGTGCTGGCTTCTGACAAGTCCATACGCCGATGACAGAAAATCGTTTCTCTGTTCAGCATTAAGTTCTTCTCCGCGGATGAGTTTGTTGTATCTAGCCCAGACTCTTTGCGGGATGCTGCCGGCGTTTGCCGCCGTCGCAAACTCGCCCTCTCGCACCGCGCTGGTGGGGTCTAGAATTTTCATATACGCGAAGATTAGCGCGATGTCGTTTGCGGGGCTGGGGTTCATGGCTGCCTCTTGCACCCGCCCCCACGCATCCCCGAATTTCTGGTATTCGGACAACTGCGTCGTGGCCTCTTTGCGCAGCGTGGTGGCGTCCTCTTTTCCAAAGCTCTCTCCCCCACCACCTCCAGCACCGCCTCCAGCGCCGCCACCGCCCACGGCCGCGCGCGCACCGGGCGCCATCCCCTTCGGGAACGTCTGCGTGGTGCCGTCGTTGAAGTACACGATGACCTGCCCGCCGAGGTCCACCTCGCGCACCGGGGTCTTGGCCTCGGGCGCCTTGGCC